ATGAGCGACAGTGGTAATGCATTCAGTGACATTCTTAAGGATCTGAGAGGTGCATGGAGCAGTCGGATATCCAATCCACTGATCGGTGCATTTGCTCTAAGTTGGCTTGCGGTCAACTATCGTGCTGTCATAGTCTTCATCTCTAGCGCGTCTTATGAAACGAAGTTTGCGTTCATCGATGCCCACTTATATCCCGATCCGAATGCTGTCGCGCTCAAGTGCTTTTTTCTCCCGCTCGCACTGGCCTTGCTTTACATATATGTCCTCCCTAAGCCTACTGAGCGTGTGTTCACGCGCGCACTCGAGCATCAGCGCGAGTTAAATAAGATAGCGCGTCAGGTCGCCGAGGAGCGTCTGCTAAGTAGCGTAGAAGCGAAGGCGATACTGGTTGAAGCCGAAGTCAAAGTTGCCGATGGCAAAAAGCGTGCCGAAGACGATGTGACCAGAGCTAGAGCAGAGGCAGAAGGCGCAATAGCTCGCGCAGAAGAGGTGCGGGCGAGTGCAGAATCCGATTTGCGGAAGGTGCAGAAGATGGCTTCTGACCACGCGGATATGCTGTCGGAAAAGGATCGGCAGCACACGTCGCTGGTAAATCAGTTGATGAGGGATCACGAAAGTGCACTGACCGAATTCCGTAGCAAATCAGGCAATCTTATGGGCTCGATTGCGGAGCTGCGGTGGGCGCTTACCTACGAGAGAGCGCTTTCCGCTGCGACGGCCGACAAGCGGGAGTTAAAGCCTCGACTTGAGGCCGTCTTGACGACAAAGCGCGTCACTGTGCTCGTCAATGGTAATGAACTTGCGTCGGTCAAGTTCGAAATCGGTGGCCTATTTGGAGACAAGGACGGCCTCGATGTGGGAGGGTGGTTGAAATGGCAGATTTCAGATTCTGGTCGGCTTCTAATCTTCGACGACGGTGACAGGCAAATAGCTTCCTTCAATTGGCATAAGGAAGATGGCATTTGGGTGGGCAACGTGAATATGGTACAGACCCACCTCTTAATCCAGAAGCCTGAGGTCAGGCCAATACAATAATCGCTGACATTCAGGCTGTCAGCGGGCGTAACAATTGCGCCTCACCTGGTCGGCGTTGCTTTCGAGCCACGCTTCATTCGAACGTAGAGTTCGGTAGTCGTCACGGACGAATGCCCGAGCTGCGCCTGCGCTTGGCGAATGTCCTGGGCGGAATCGGCCTTGTCGGTGCCGGCCTTCGCGCGCAGATCGCGGAACTGGAAGTCCGCGCTCTTCACTCCAGCATCCCTGCGGGCCTTGTCGAATCGGTAGCGCAACGCGGCGCGGCCCAGCGCCAGGCCGCTGTCATCCACGATCAGCCGCGTGCTGTACGGTTTGCCCCGTCCGTTCGGTAGCTTGGCCTGCTTACGCGCCGCGATGCGCTCCAGCAGCGCAGCGAGCTCGCCCGTCACCTCCATCGTCACCTTGTTTTCGGTCTTCGCCTGCTGAATGACCAGGCCGCGCGCCGTGATGTGCCGAACGTCCATGGCCCAGACATCGCCGACACGCTGCCCGGTCAGGTAGGCAAGGTCCATGGCGTCGCGTAGTGCTGCGTCGGCGTGGTGGTACACCGCCTGGAATACCTCGTCCTCAACATAGACACCTCGCCCGGTCTCCTTATTGCGGCGGATGCCCTCACAGGGGTTGGGCAAGTCGGTTACGCCCTTGCCACGCGCCCAGTTCCAGATATGCGAGAACAGTGAGACCTCCCGATTGGCAATCACCTTGGACGGACGCCAGTCCAGGTACTGCCTGATGTTGATCGGGCGTATGGCTTCGAACGGCGCCGGCGGCACGTCGAAGAAGCTCAAAAGCGCGGTGATGCACCGGTTGTTGAGCCGCTGGGTGCTGATCGCCTTTGCCGGCACGACCTCCGCCTGGTAGCGCTGAGCGACCTGTCGGAACGTGACCGCCGCAGCTGCAGGGATAGTGTTGGCGTGCTCGAGCTCCGCCCACTTCTTGATGGCCACCCCATAGTCGCGCCCGAGCGGTGTCTCCTTGCGCTTGCCCTCAGCGTCGATGCCGCAGTCGTAGTAGTAGTGCACGACACCGGACTTTTGCCGGCGCACCCGGAACCGGGGGATTGCCCCCGGCTTCGTCGGCTTCCTTCCCATTTACGCCACCTTGCTCGGGGTCCATGTGAGCGGCTGCTTGCCTGCGGCCACCGTTCCTTCAACGCTGGAGCGCAGCACCACCGGCCAGTCATAGGCGTCTAGGTAGTGCTTGATGCCATTCTTGCGCAAGAACGCCGCCTGGCGCGCGCGCTGTGGCGTGCGGCACAGGCTCGCGATTTCATCGCGCGAGAGGAACATATCAGCCACTGGCCACCCGTCCTTCGCCGGGCATCGGCAGGCGCATCTGGATGACGTTGTCCGTTGGCGCAGCGATCGCGGGCAGCACCTTCCGGGCGATACGGGGTGGCCGGTTGACGCGGCGCCATTCGGCCAGGGCAGCGTCCGGCTCCGCGTGCTTGCTGGTAGACCGGCAGCGGCATTCGACCAGGTGGCCGCCGCCGGCGGCGAGGCCGCGCAGATCGTGGATGTGGCGCGCGCTGTGGCCGGCGGCGCACTTGGGCAGGCCCTCGGGGTGGCTGATGTGTCGCTGGGTCATGCTCGTATCTCCGGATAGCAGTCCATGTAGGCGCCGATCACTTCGGCCGCGACTTGCGGGACGATGGCGTTTCCGTAGGCGCGCAGGCGTCCAGCTCGGGCGGGAACCCCATGAGCCAGCAGACGAATGCTGGGTTCAACGCGCCGGAGTTTTCCGTCGTGGCCGACGAGCCAGCTGGCTCCATCCCAATGGCCACGCTCGACAAATACAGGCCGTGACGACCGTCCAACTGGGACGGCGGAATCTTCGTGGTGCGGTTCTCGTTCGCCGACGCACGCGGGGTCGGATAGAGAGCTACCGCAGCTTGAGACACTGCCGCCAAGTCCGGCCCATGGCTGCGAGCTGCCTCCCTGATAGCACCCTCCGTCGAGCGCACCCCCTTGTCCGCGAGCGAGGCGGTCGGCGTCGGCCACAGGCCTGCAATTCGGGGATCGTCCAGCGGTGCCGAGACATTCACCACGACCGTGGTGAGGGACTCCTGAGATCCCTTCGCGTCCCCGCGCCTCCGCTGATAGCCCAAGCGCGCTTCGTGCGCCATTGGCGTGGGCCACAAACCACAGGCGGTCGCGCCGGTGGGGCGCGTTGACGGCACAAGCCGGGACAACGGTCGCCCCGCAGGCGTAGCCGATTCCTTCCAGGTCAGTGAACACTCCGTCGATCCAGTCCTTGCCAACCGCCGCCGCAACCTGCTCTCCCATAAGGACAGCGGGCCGGCGGGCACGGGCGAGGCGAAAAAGGTGGGGCCACAGGTGCCGATCGTCAGCCTGGGCTTTACCTTTGCCTGCGACGGAGAACGGCTGGCACGGCGCGCTGCCGGTCCAAAGTTCCCGGTCGTCGGGCCACCCAGCAAGTCGAGCTGCGAGGGACCACCCGCCGATTCCGGCGAAGAAGTGGCATTGTCGATAGCCTGCAAGGTCGTCGGGCTCAACATCGGTGATGCTCCTGGTGTCGACGTCGCCGGCAGGGATCAGGCCCTTGGCGATGAGGTTGCGCAGCCACTGAGCGGCGTGGGGTTCGAACTCGTTGTAGTAGTTCACCCGGCACCCTTAGGCAGCTGGGTGCGCAGGTCGCGCGGGGGCGTGACAGTGGAGAGGGTGGGGAGGGATGGCCGTCGACTACCAGGCAGAGCGTTGGCATGGAGCCGGTGATAAGCTCCGGCCCAATGCTTAAGGAGAGTGAGCAAATGACGAATTACGCGGCGTTGGAAAGGGATGCGTTCGTTGTGGAGCAGGATGGAGTCGTAGCGACGATTCACATGCATCGCTCCGACGCTGGATGGAGCGTTCATGTGATGACGGCCCAAGATCCGAATGGCGACACGATTTTCTTCGGTCACGCGATGGGCGTCTTTGCGACGATTGATCAAGCCCGAGATGTCGGAACTACCGTCGCTAAACAGCGGATCGAGGCAATTCTCGGAAGAGCCGCGAGCGGAGGTGGCTTCACCCTTCGCGCCGGTGCGCTCGAAAAGCGCCATAGCCCCGGCGCTTTCGACGCTGTAATTGAAGTTTTTGATAGTGCCGAGAATCTCACTGATCGACACTTCATAAAGGTCATCAACGACCCTGGGCAGACCCACGAACAAGCCCGAGAAACTGCGAGGCGTGGACTCGACCAAGTGAGCGGTGTCGATGACCAAGGCAAGTTGGTTATCTGACTTCATTCTGCAGCTCCTTCGGGGAGTTTCGCTGGCGGTCGATCAATAGCTGGACCTGTCCCTGCAGGTTGGCGGCCACGTCGCACCAGTTGGTGGGAGCCTGGTGGCTCATTGCGTGCAGCTGGTCGCGGATGCTTTCCAGGTCCTGCAGGAGGGAGTCAGCCACGGGTCACCCCCTGCCAGCCGACATATCCCAAGTTGTCTACCAGCCCACGCTGGCCAGTGGCGGGATTGAAGATGGCCACGCCGTTGGTGACGTAGCCCTGCGCAGACAGTTCTTCCACCTTGCGCTTGGCGATAGGGGACAGGTCGATGCCCTGCGCGGGCGGGCCGTCGTAGAGCGGCGTGACCCTGGCATCTGGATCGATCGCCCTGAAGTCGCCTACCGCGTTGTGCAGCAGCAGCGAGCGGCGCTCGACCGCTTCGCCGGTCGCGGCGATTACGTCGCGCCAGGCGACCAACCACGCGGTGGGATTCGCGCTCGCCTGACCGCTGGCAGGAACCAGCGGGATGGAGAAGCAGCTGGGCCGGTGCTCTTCGATCAGGGCCTTCTCGCGCGCTGTGATGGCGCGCTCGCCGCCGTCCCACCACATAACTGGCGCGGGCGATCCATGTGCCAGAGCGCTGGCTACGACGGCGTGGCCCGCATCGGTCAGGGAAAACTCGTTGTTCTCGTCGCCCTCGATCAGCCAGCCGCGCTCTTGGAGGTCGAGGATCTCGGGCAGCTGGAGCGTGGTTTCGCCTGCCCAGCCGAACTGCGTATCGCAGACGATGAGGTTGCGGACAGCGTCAGCGGTCGTGGTCGTCGTTGCGGTGGTCATGCCAGGGTTTCCTTGTCGTACTGGTCGAGTCGTTCGAGCAGGTAGGCGGCTTCGCTCTTCCACTTCATCCCGTCGGTCGTGTTCACGACCTTGGTGGTTGCGATGCGTTGCAGTGCCTGGAGTGGTTCACGGAACCAGGCGGGGTCGAAGGGGAGGGCGGCGCGGCTGTCGGGTGTCGGCGTGGGAGGCTCGCAGTTGGGGCCGGCGTAGAACTCGCCGTCGCCGCAGTCGCGGCAGTTCCCGTCGCGGAATCGGTGCGCCTTGGTGGGCTTCTCGGCCTTCGGATGCAGGTAGAGCGCGCGAATATCCAAGCCTCGGCGGCGGGCGCGAACCACGTCGCCGTCCTCTGCTTGCATCCACGGCTCGGCCGAATGCTTTGGCCGGCACTCGAGGCGGGCCGGCTTCTGCGGGCCGTACAGCTGGATCATGAACGTGCGCGCCCAGGTGGCCACCTCATCGGCTGGCACGGGCTGGCCGGCGGCGCCTGCGCGGCGCATAGCGCGCACGGTGGATGCTACGGTCATGGACTGGGCAGGTGCTGCCGTCATGCGCGCGGTCCCAGAGTTTTGATCTGGTTCAACAGCTGCTCGAAGTGCGCGGCTTGGTGCCGTTCCATCCAGCAGGCGGCTACCGCGACAGTGACGCCGACGCCGATCAGCACGCCCAGGAAGAAGACGAAGACGCTCATGCGGCATCGCCTCCTGTATTCCGTGCGCCATAGGACAGGTCGCGGGTCATGTCGGCCACGGCGCGCGCTGCGCTCTTGTGGCCGTCCAGCACCTCGCGGCGCGCCAATGCGGCGGCGCGGGCGACGTGGTGTGGGCGGTAGCCCATGCGCTTTGCAGCGATGGCCACGGCCAGGCCGGCGCCGTTGGCGCGCTGCGCGGTGTTCGTGGGGAATCGGAGGATGGTGGCGCTCATGCGACCACCTGCACCAGGTCGGCGTCGCCGAGGAGCAGCTGCGGGGATCGCAGGCCGACCCGGAGGCCCTTGCGGCGCAGCTCAAGCGCGGCGCTGGATCCCTGCATGCACAGCGAGGTCCACGCAGCCGGGGACAGATGCAACAGGTCGCGGCCGCCAACGCTGATGACAACGGCGTCGTTGCTGTGGTCAGCGGTTGCGATGAGCGGGCCGGAGATGCTCTCTGCGCCGTCCGCCACAAGGGCCAGAAGGTCCTCGCCGATGCGCTGGGCTTCTCCCTTGTCCAGGGAGATGGTGACGTCGCCAATTTTGATGACGACCGTGTTGTTCTGCGGGCGCGCTTCCACGGCGACGTGGGCGCGGGCGCTGACGGTGAGGTGCGGCATGGAAGTCTCCGTGCCCCGGCCCGGATGGGCGGTTATTGGGGCGACGGTCCAAGATTAGGAGTGGCTAATGAACCTGTCAATAGGAGAGGCTAAGTTTTCTATCGGGAAAGGGCAAATCGTCGCCTATCCTTCAATTGCAATTGATTGCAAAGCCTCTTCTAGCGGGGAGGTTGACGGCTTTCACTCTAGATTTCGACGTCAAAGCCGATGATCCTTCATGACCCAGCGTGGACGTGGGTGAACTCAAGTGAACTTCTGTGGACGTCTACGGTCACAATTTCGTGTCAACTGGTGCTAGCATTTCATTGCTCATAAGCCCCATACGGGGCCGAGCTTTTTAGTTTAGGAGAAGGGTGATGACCGCTAAGAAGAAGGCTGATGCTTTCAGTCGAGGCTATTGCTCTGTCTTGGAACTCCTACCGACCAAGTCGCGTAGTGAGCACAGAGATGCAATCGTAGAAGCTCAGTTGGTAAGTCCACACATAGTTTGGACTCAGGTTGGCGAACTGCTTAGGGGAGCAGAGTGTGAGCTTACAGGGACGAAATCGACGCAACCGAACTGCCGGCAAGAGCGGCTCCGAAAAGAACGCGAATCAGGTCGGGCCAGCGGCTACGAAATCCTCCACCTCTGGTGATTCTGAGTCTAGTACTAGCAACCCAATTGCTAAGCTAGACGAGTCAATGCAGGCCACCATCATTGCTGAGGTGGTCGAGCAAAGGCCTGGGCTCCTCGAGCGTCCCGAGCTGATGCGAATGGTGCAGGTGATCCAGAAGTCGCACAGTGGACCGCTCCCGCCGCCCGAGGACTTTGCACAGTACGAAAAAGCCTTAGCTGGATCCTGCGATCGTATCCTGAAGATGGCTGAGAAGCAGCAGGATTACGTTTACGAGATCAACAAGCGCCGACTAGATGGCGACTTCAGTGAGGCTAGGTGGGGCCAGATGTGTGCGGTCGTACTCGGCTTGGTCGGCATCGCAGCGTGCGTTTTCACCGTGCACATTGGAGCAGACTGGCGAGTGAGCACCGGGCTTGGTGGCGGTGCTGTTGCTCTTCTGGTTGTTCCTTTCCTGCGAAGAAAGTAAAAGAACCCCGCCTCGGCGGGGTTCTTTATTGCAGAGCCGCTTAAAGCTCCTTCCTCTAAAATCGGCGCAGGCCAGCATGCATGAGTGCTTTGCCCAAGATGGCGACTTCGCCTTCGTCCGCTCGATAGGTCGGGAAGTCCGGGTTGATGCTCACCACATACATGCCGTCACCTCGGCGCTGCAGCATCTTTATCTGTGTCTCGCCGCCGATGTTGATTAGGTAGAAGTCATCGCCGTCGAAGAAGTCGCAGGTGACGTCGATCCAGACGATATCGCCGTCTTCGAGCTTGGGCCGCATCGAGGGGCCGCGGCCAGTGATCAGCTGGATGCGACCAGGGGCTGGTAGGTAGCCGAGTTTCTTACGGACTTCCCATTCCGCGATCTCAAGGGTGCGCACGACCTCTGGGAAGTCCTGATTCACCAACCCAACCCCCATTCCCGCACCCCCTTCGAATAGTTCGAAGCGAACATAGCCGGCAGGGGTCTCAGTCTCTAAGAATGGCGAGACTGAGTAGGTTGCAGGGCTTTCGCTAACGCGACCGGCCGTGAGCATTGCCCCCTTTCCGGTGGCGAGCCATGCCTCGTCAACGTCCAGGGCTTTTGCTGCTGCCAGCAGGTTCTCTCCCCGGAGGAACTTGGCCTTGCCGCTGAACCAGCCATTGACGCTGGGGGCGCTGATCCCTACCCGTCGTGCTAGTTCGGCTTTGGAGATCCCTGCGCGGGCGATAGCGGTCGTCAATCGATCGGCGAGTGTATTCATTAGGCAAGGCTAACTGTGTTTTAGTTAGGACTGGCTATTGACTCCAGTATTAGCGAGTCCTAATCTAGCCGCATGGACAAGGCAACTGACTCAGAGATCATTGACCGTTTGGGTGGCACCACTGAGGTGGCGCGCATCTGCCAGATCAAACCGCCCTCCGTGAGCGAGTGGCGCTGGACCGGCATTCCGCAGGCCCGGCGGCAATTCTTGGAGTTGCTGCGTCCAGACGCTTTCGGCATGGAAGGGGAGCCAAACCGGCAGGCCATCGGCGCGCTTGTCGACAGCCGGATTAGCAAGCGCGCGCTGCGCGCCCGACTGGGCCTGAGCAACGACGCCCATCTGGCCAAGATCCTGAAGCTGCCCGTTGAACAGGTCGAATCCTGGCCGGAAGAACAGGGCGTGCCGGCGCTGCCGAAGGTGTTGCAGCTTCTCGGGCACCAGTCCGAACAACCGGCCGCCGACGTGGCCCCAAACGATCCCGACGCCGAGCGCGTCATTCAAGTACAGGTGGCCTGACATGCGCACGCTGTCCGACAAGTGGAACCCCCGGCTTTGGCTGCGGGATTGGTTGAACAAGCCTTCCCAGGCAGAGCTGAAAGAGCGCAGGGCCGCCGAGGCGGCCGCTGCGCAGATGCTGCTGAACTTGGAGCGTGTTACCCGGCGCTCCAACGATGAGCGGGTCGCAAAGGCGATTAGCTGCCCGACGAGTGCTTCGTGAGCGCGGCAAACATCGGTGCCCATTGCTCGGAGAAGGCAGTCAAGTTCTTGCTGAAGGTTTCGTTCTGCACACCTGCAGCGTGCTCTCGGCTCCGCGCCGCAAATGCGTCGGCGAAGTTCGCCGGCAGCGTTTTGGCGTCGGCCATCGTCGTAACGAGGGCCTGGAAGGCGATCTCCAGTCGAGCAATTCGCGCGTGGCTTTCTCCCAGGATCATTCGCAGGTTTGCTGATTCTTCTTCGCTCATGTCGCCCTCCTTGCGGGCTGTGTTGTTGGCACACCCAGCGTATCGCAAGAAGGGCGACACCCCGCGTCCTTGAGTCGATTTCGTCCATGGCGCCAATCGTGCGCCGCCCGGACTCGACCCGAAACCTTGAAACACCCGTACTCCCAAGGTGAACCATGACCTGCCGCACCTCCAACCTCAACTGGCTCGACGTCCTCTACAACTCGGTGCGCAAGACGCCTGGCGGCGTGGCTGACGCCGCTGCCTATTTGGCCGACCGCCGTGGCAAGACCATGCACCCCGAAACCCTGCGCGCAAAGCTGCGTGGGCTGGAAGGCGAGTCGGTGTCGATCGAGATCGCCGAACTGCTGACCGAGTGGATGCAGGAGAAGGCGGGCGGCAGCGAGTACGCCCTGGAGTGGATGCAGGCGCTGGCCGGACGTTTCGGCATGGCCGTTGACATGGTGCCCGCGGCTCCAGAGGGCGGCTGGGCCGATGAAGTCGCGGCGGTGCAGCTCAAGTTGCTGGAAATCACCACGCGGGTAGGGCGCCTGACCGGCACTGCCGTGGACGCCATGGCCGACCGACACATCGACAGCGACGAGGCTGCGCTGATGGTGAGCGAGGCCCGCGCGCTGCGAACGATGGCGCATCGCCTGGAGCGGAACGTGGCGCGCGCCGCAGCGAAGGGCAACCCGGCGACGAGGGCCACCCGATGAACCACCCGATGAACCACCCCGCACGCAATACCGACATTGGCACAAGCCACGCCGCTGCAGACTTCATTGCCGCCAGCGGCATCCAGAAAGATCAGCAAGCAAAAACTGCCGCCGCAGTGAAGCTGCATCCGGGCCTGACGAGCATGAAGTTGGCCCAAGTGACCGGCCTGGACCGCTACATGCTCGCGCGCCGACTGCCTGAGCTGCTGAAGACCGAGCGGGTCTGGCGCGGTCCAGCCATGCCTTGCCCGGTCAGTGGGCGCAGCGCATGCACCTGGTGGCCGGTGGCCCAGGGCGAGAACCTGGTACTGGGGATCTGACGTGAGCTTCGAAGCCTTCGCATGGGCCGCGCGCCAGCGCGTCACCAGTACCCAGAAGTTGGTGCTGCTGATGCTGGCCGAGCGCCACAACAAGGACACCGGGCAGTGCCGGCCCAGCCACGACACGTTGGCGGACGACTGCGGCCTCACCCGTCGCTCGGTCATTGACCAGATCGGGAGGCTCGCCGAGGCCGGTTACATCAGCGTCCTGCCGCGCGCGAAGGACAACCGGCGTCTTCCCAATCAGTACCGCCTGAACTTCCATTTCGGCATCCAGGCTGAGCCCAAGGTTCCGGAGCACGATCCGTACTTGGTGGTGAATGACGTTCACCACCCGGTAGTGAACGACGTTCCGTTGGTGGTGAACGACGTGCACGGGGGTAGTGAACCACGTGCACAGGAACCAGGAATAGAACCAGGAAAGGAACCTAAGAGCAGAAAGAAGCGCGCAAGCGCGCCTGCTTCCACCGCCGCGGACTTCGATTTCTCCAGCTGGCCGGCTTTGCCGTCCCCGCAGGTCCTGTCCGACTGGCTCCAACTCCGACGCCAGCGCCGCGCACCGGTCACCCCGACCGTGCTCGAGAGCTTCGGCGCCGAGCTGCACCTAGCTGGCGACATGGGTTTCACCGTGGATGACTGCCTCCGCAAGTGCTGCAACCGCAACTGGCAGGGCTTCGAAGCCGCATGGCTCGAACGCGACCAGCCGAACACCAACCGCCAACCCGGAGCGAACCATGCAATCCGTCGCGAATCTCCTGCCGAGCGTGTCCTCCGCAATGCCATCGACGGCGAGCGAGCCGACGCCGCGCGCCGCCCTGCCTTCGACCATGACGAGGACCCTGTGGGTTCGTATGGCTGAGATCTATGGCGCGCGCTGGACCAGCGGTTACGGAGACAACCCGAACGCTGGCGCGGCGCTGACCTGGGCGAAGGGCCTGGCGGGCCTCAACGGCGAGCAGCTGGCAGCCGGCATCGGCGCCTGCATCACCTGCGCGGATCCGTGGCCGCCGACGCTGCCCGAGTTCCGCCTGCGCTGCTTGGGCGTGCCGGCCTTCGCCGCGGTACGCGCCGACACCACCCGGCAGGACGGTTTCACTCGGCTGGTGTGGCAGTACCTGGACGGTCACCGCTATCGGTTGGCGAGCTCGGACATGGCCGACCGCCTGCTGCGCGAAGCCTACGACCAGGCCCGGGAGCACGTCATGCGCGGCGGGGCGCTGCCGGCGGCGCCGGCGGGCGAGATCGAGCTCGAAGTGCGGGAGCAGGTTCCGGCCAGCCGCGAGCAGGTGCAGCGCCACATGGAAGAGATCGCGCGCGAGCTGCACTTGTCCGGCCCGGAGGTCCAGGCCATGCGCGCTGCAGGGCTGATCGAGGCCAGCACGATCGCTGCGGAGGCGGCCTGATGCGAGCGCTGCGGACCCAGCTGGACATCTTCGAACACGACCCCGCGCGGCTGGCCAAGGCCAACCGGGTGGCCGCCGAGACGGCGCTGATCGACGTGCAGTTCACCGCCACCGAGCGCCAGGAGCGGCACGACTACTACCTGGGCGAGGCGCGTCGGCTTGAAGCGCTGGCCCGCCAATGCCGACCGACGGCGCGTCGCCGGCGCCGAACCACGCAATCCAAGGGAGCAACTACGCCGTGAGCAAGTTCGCACAACCACCGCCGCAGCCGTCGAGCGTGCCCCAGCACGCGTTGGCGGTGGGGCTTCCGGTACGAGGCTACTGGCTTCTGACTGGGCAGTACCGGGACTGCTGCACCGCCGCCGGTGAGCCGGTGTTGAAGCCCGTGTACCGCTGGGCGCCCAGCTGCATGTGCGCTCAGTGCCTGCCTGCGCTGAAGCGCGCCCTTTCGGGCGTGTTCGAAATGATCCTTTGCCCGGTGTGCGGCAACAAGCGCTGCCCGCACGCAAACGATCACCGCAACGCATGCACCGGTTCAAACGAGCCTGGGCAGGCCGGGAGCCGTTACTGATGGACTTCAAGGCATTCAACGACCGCAGCAAGTACGCGGCGGACATCAACGCTGGCTATTCGGCGCGGCTCGACGGCAGGCGCATGAGCGATAACCCGCACCTGGTCTGGACGGAGTCCAGCGACGAGCTGGAGCCCAGGAAGCTGCAGCCGCTGAGCGAAAAGGGCCACGCCTGGCAGCACGGCTGGCGCGGGGCCGACAAGGACGAGAAGGGCAGGGGAGGCGCGCGCTGATGTGGTCGAAGGCGCCGCCGCCCAATGCCGCCGAAGAGGCCCGCATTGAGCTCTCAAAGGTCGGACCGTGCATGGCATGCCTGTCCTTGGCATCGCAGGGACTGCTGGACATGGATCAGGTCTTCGTCGGTGGCGATTACCAGCACACCAAGTCCGGAAACATCCGACGGGGTCACTGGTTCGGGTTCTGCCTTTGCGTCTGGCACCACCGCCGACACCCCTTCGGCAATCGGTCGTTTGCGCTGATGCGCGAGATATGGGGTCCGAGCCTGATGGACGGCTCGCGGACCTTCCACGAAACGTATGGCACCGACGACGAGCTGATTGAGCAGCAGACGTTCGTCAATGAATTGAGGAAAGCGGCATGACCAGAATCTATGGGGAGCGGGCTGATCGCCTGCGCAAGTTGTTCGAGGCGGCGCCGAACGAGAAGTTTACGAACCAGGTGCTGTTTGAACGTATGGGCGCGGCATCGGTCGGGCAGGCGGAAGAGCGGAAGAACATCCGCAACACCCTGCCGTCGCTGGTGCGCTGTGGCTTCCTGAAGAAGGTCGGGCTGGGCACCGGTGCGACGTACCAGAGCACCGGCAAGGCCAAGAAGCGGCCCAAGGCGACCCCCGCCGAACTGGCAGAACGGAAGCGCCAGCGCAGCGCCCTGCGCACGGCGACGCATGCTGTCAGAACGCGCGCCGCCCGGGTGGAGCTGCAGGCGGCCAACACGCCGGCACCGGCGAAGCTGAAGGCCGTTGAGCCGGGCGAGACCGTGGAGCAGTTCTTGGCGCGCGGCGGCCGGGTACAGCGGCTGGTGGCCACCTGGGAGCATGCGGCATGACACACGGCGAGCCGGCAGGGCCAAGCTGGCCAATGGCTGAGCGCGCGCTGGAGCTGGTGCTGCCTTGGCCGAGCAAGGACCTGTCGCCGAACGCGCGGGTGCATTGGCGCGACCGGTCCAAGGCCACGAAGGCAGCCCGGCAGACTGCCGTCGTGCTGGCGTTCGAGGCGGGCTGGCGCGACGCTTGGCTGCCGGCTGGCCGGCTGCACCTGTGGATCAATTTCTACCAGGCGCCGCGCAAGGTGCTACCCGACGACGACAACCTGCTGCTCCGCTTCAAGGCGTACCGGGATGGCATTGCCCAAGTGCTGGGGATCGACGACAAGCGCTTCATCAGCCACCCGTTCGTCAGCAACGAACGCCGGCCGGGCGGGCAGGTGGTGGTCCGGATCACGGGTGGCCCTGCGCCGGCCGCCCGCCAACTTCATGGGGAGCAAGGCAATGCAGGTTGATACGTTCGGGGCCTATGTTCGCGCGGAGCTGGACCACTGGGGCAGGGAGTTCGCATTGCACCGGGACTGCGACTACTTGGGGCACCAGTCAAAAAACCTACTGGCGGTCCTGATCGAACACAAGGGCGATATGCCAGGTAGAACGCAGGGGTACAGGCCGCTGGAGACCGATCGGTCAGCGCAGAGAATTGAGGATTTGGTTGCGGAGATCGGGCGATCGAACGGGTCGATGGCTGCAGTCCTGCGGGCCTACTTCTGCGGAATGGGGCGGAGGAAAGTCGAGCGATACGGGACATGTCTCATGCTGCTGGCCACCGGCGGGCATCCGCCCATGACGGTCCGGGCCTACCTAGAAATGGCAAAGCGTGGCGAGGATAGAATTTACGGCATGATGGCGGGTATGCAGAGGGCTGCGTGACCAGCGAGGGGGAAGGATGGCAGATATACATATTGGCGTATTGATAGGAGGCCCGGGGCACACACAGCAGGCACCGGGCTCTTGGGTAGATACCGGCGAGTGGATCAGGCCGGATATCAACCACAAGGTCTTCTACCAGCGGCGGGAGTACCTAGTCGGGGCGGACCGATACTTCGTTTGGGCGTATAGCCCTCTCACTGATGAGGCTGTCTTCGAGCTGTTGGCTTGGTTCCAGGTTACTTATCGTCGCGAGCTAGTGACCGCACAGAAGGAGCTATTGTCCGCGTCGAACGAACAAGCGAAGAGCTACACCGCCGCAGTTACCGCCGGCGGGTTCGCCGCATTGTTCGCCCTTCTTGCGCAGCTCAAAGAACAGTTGACACCGGCCACTCTGTACGCTGCTGCAGGTCTTCTCACAGTATCGGTGGCGTTGTTTGTCGGTTGGGAGATTCTTGGGATGTTCATCCGAGGGCAGTCAGGGTTTTCGATTGCCCGTGCATTGAACGATCCAGACTCATTCCACGAGAAGATCGCGGCGCACCGTGAGCGCACCTCGCTGTCGATGGGGAGATACCAGATCGCATGGTATGTGGTCTCCGGGTCGTCGGTCCTCGCTGGGACCGCGTGCTTCATCATCTTGATATCTGCCATGGTGCACGGGTTCTTGCTCAATTCTTTCCCATGCGCCACTTGACAGGTGACACCTGCAAGGTTTAAATGTAGGCACGATGACATAGAAGCCTCCGGTTGACGCCGGGGGCTTTTTCTTTGGCCGGACGCCCATGATTCTGACCGCCTATACAATCCAGCAGGCGGTTGGCTGCAGCGCCGCCGTGGCCGCCATCTGGACGGAACCGCTGAACACCGCCTTTCGCGTGTTTGGCATCGCCACCCCGAAGAGGGCAGCGGCGTTCCTGGCTCAGGTGGGCCACGAGTCGGGTGGCCTTTCCACGGTTGTGGAAAACCTCAACTACAGCGCGCAGGGTCTGGCCAACACCTGGCCGAGCCGGTACGCGGCGAACCCGAAAGTCAGGCCGCTGATGCCGAATCAGCTGGCGCGCGCGCTGGAACGCAGGCCCCAGGCTATCGCCAACAACGCGTATGCCGGTCGCATGGGCAACGGCCCCGAGGCCAGCGGCGATGGTTGGCGGTATCGCGGTCGCGGCCCGATCCAGAACACCGGCAAGGCAAACTACGCCGGCATGCGTGACACCTTGCGAGCCAAGGGCATTGCAGGTGTCCCCGACTTCGAGGCGCAGCCTGAGCTGCTGGAGCTGCCCAAGTGGGGCGCGCTCGCAGCTGGCGCGTACTGGGAGACGCGAAACCTCAACCGCCTCGCGGACGCCGGGCAGTTCGACACGATCACCGAGCGCATCAACAACGGCCAGACTGGCGCGGCCGACCGCCGGGCCCGGTATTCACGTGCGCTGAAGGTGCTCGCCCCATGAATGCTGTCCGACCCGTTGGTGCGGTCGTCCGGTATATTGCCGAGGTGGCCTGATGGAAGAGACGACTGCACCCTGGTGGCTTGCCGGCGGTGCCGCAGCATTGTGGATCGCCCGCGAATTCATCGGCGCGGTGCTGAGCCGCAAGCAGGACAAGGCGGAATCAGATGGCAGCGTGGCCTTGATTGCCGGCCTCACCGCCCGAGTCGAAGGCCTGGAGGCAAGTCAAATCAAGATGGGCCAGCAGCTCGCGGATGAGATGAGGCTGCGTATGGCCGCGCAGGAGGAAGCGCACCGGTTGCGATTGCGCGTCCTGTCGCTGGAGGCCTCATTACGTGGACTTGGCGCCGTGATCCCCCCGGAGGTAAGCGGATGAGTCGTCTGCACATTGCCCTTGTCGTTAGCTTAGCGATCGCCTCGTTCTGGCTTGGCTGGGAATGGCGAGATCGCTCTGCCGATCTCAACGTCTCCCAGGGCGAAACGAGGCAGGCCGTAGCGGTCGTAGCGCAGGTGCAGAGCGCGCGAGCCATCGAACACGGCCAAGCCGACGTTATGGCCGTCATCGGAGCGAAGCATGAAGAAGACCGGGCTGCGGCCGAAACCATCCCTGATGCTGTTGTGGCTGGCCTGCGCACTGGCGACCTCCAGCTGCGCGACGACCTCGCCACCTGTACTACCAGCCTCCTGTCCCAAGCCGTCGCCGGCACCATCGAACGTGATGCGCACGCCCAACTACGAGCAGAGGTTGCGGGAGCTGTTGTTCAAGTCGGGCGTGACGCCAACGACCACGTCAACTCCTGCCAAACCGTGATTGTTGCGGATAGAGCGGTGGTTCCATGACCTGCTCGGAACGTCTGCTCGCCGCCATTGAGGCGCAGCAGGTCACTATCGCTGAGCAAGGTCGGCACATCGCGCAACAGGCTGAGCAGATCGGTCTGCTTGTTCAGTCGGTAGCCCTCCTGCTCGGGGAAGAACTTGGCAACCCCGTCGCAGATGGAGATGAACCGCCGCGCTTAGACCTGGACGGAAAGCCTTACTGATGCCGGCGCGGGCGCCCAAGCACCGGCCTCATGGCAGGCCCGTCAAGCAACATGCGCCCCCGTCGAGAGACCGCCAGGCCGAGCGGGCCTTGGCAACAAATTCCACGTACTGGCTAAGGCTGCGCGCCTTGGTGCTCGCCCAGTCACCGCTCTGTGTTGTTTGCCTGGCGGAGGGGAGGACGCGGGCAGCAAGCCATGTCGATCACGTTGACGCAGATACCAGCAACAACGACCTCACAAACCTGCAGGGCCTATGCCGACCCTGCCACAGCGCGAAGACCGCGCGCGAGGACGGCGGGTTCGGCAACCGGCGCGCGCGTGCGCGAGATTGGACCGTCGGCGGGACGACCGGGGAGGGGCGGGTCAAAAGTTGAAGCCGAACCGCCTCCGATACGTGCGCCCCTCTGTTTATTTGCACCGTCAGTTGAGAAAAACCGTTTTTTCGCGTGCGGCCATCCCGCCCTTGGAACAGTCATGGCAAACCCCCGCAAACCCACATCGCTGAAGGTGGTTGCCGGGACGGATCGCCCCGACCGGGACGCGCCAGCGGAGGTCGCCGATCTCCCATTGGTTTCAGAGGTTCCGCCCGCTCCGGATTGGCTTCCCAACGCGCACGCCATCAAGGAATGGGACCGCCTGGCGCCGATTCTTCACGCAAATAGGCTCCTGACCGAGGCCGGCCTGTCGGCACTCGGCCAGCTGTGCGCCCTGCACGGGAAGACGGTCCAGCTCTACGCTGCCGGGGAGACGCCGGTTGCCTCGATGGTGGCCCAGGTACGCGGCCTCATGAACGACTTCGGCCTGACCCCGGTAGCCCAGGGAAAGGTGAGGCCTGCCGGTGACACCGAAAGGTCCGGCAACGCCTTTGCCAACAACGGGGCGAAGCGGAAGACCCGTGCGTGATTATGTCGGGATCGCCACGGCGTATGCCGAAGAGGCGGTAGCCGACAAGAAGGGAAAGAAGTTCGGAAAATGGATACGGCTCGCGGGAAAGCGGTTCCTAGCCGACCTCAAGCGCGCCAGCCGAAAGCGGCCGCCGTTCCTGTTCGACGAGTGGCATGCCTGCGATCCCTGTGACTTCATCGAGAAGCTGCCGCATGTGGAGGGCAAGTGGGCTCGGCCGGAGATCGAGCTGCACCGCTCGCACGTGTTCTTCGTGGTGCAGCTGTTCGGGTTCCGCAACCTGGACGGAAGCCGCCGGTTCACATCGGCGCTGTTCGCGGTGGCGCGAAAGAACGCCAAGTCCACCTTGGCCGCGGCGATCCTGCTGTACTGCCAGTGCTGCGAAGAGGAAGAGGGCGCCCAGATCATCTCGGCCGCCACAACCGGCAGCCAGGCGCGAATCATCTTCAACGTCGCCAAGCGGATGACGGAAAAAACCCCGGACCTGCAGGAGGCCTTCGGGCTGGCCTGCTGGGCCAATGCCATCAGCCGTGTGGAGACTGGGGCGAGCTTCAAGCCAATCAATGCGAAGGCGAGCACGCAGGATGGCCTGAACCCATCGCACGTGGGCTTGGATGAGATCCACGCACACAAGTCAGCTGACCTGCTGAACGTGCTTACCTCCGCTGCGGGCGCGCGGAGCAACCCACTGTGGCTTTACACCACAACGGAGGGCTATACGAACCCGGGACCATGGGGGGAAATCCGACAATTCGCCAAGCAGGTGCTCCAGGGCATCCTGGGTGAGTCGGCCGACCACTTCCTGGTGGTGTTCTTTGCGGTGGACGATGAGGACGACGAGTTCGACGAATCGGCGTGGCCCAAGGCCAATCCGCTGATGGACGCCAATCCGCACCTGTTGAAGGCGATCCGTAAGGAGGCTGTCGAGGCGCGGCAGATGCCGTCCAAGCTGGCCGAGTTCAAGATCAAGCGGCTCAACCGGCCGGCGTCGTCGGCGACTGGCTGGGTTGACCTGATGAAATGGCAGCGGTGCGGCGGCAAGGTCGATCTGGACTGGCTTGCTGAACACCCCTGCTGGGGCGCATTGGATCTGGCAAGTACGCTCGACCTCACTTCCTGGCGGCTGGTCTGGAAGGTCGACGGGGTCTATTACACGTGGGGCCGACGCTTTGTCCCGTCGGATGCCATTCGCGCGCGGACCGAGCGCGGGGTCGTGCCTTATGCCGGCTGGGTGGCGGCGGGACTGATCGAAGTCACAGAGGGCGAGGTCACAGACTATGCCGTGGTGGAGAGCCGCATCCGGGAGGACATCGAACGGTTCAATCCGCTGGCTATCGGGTACGACCGATGGAATGCCCAGGAGATCAGCCAGCGATTGCTTGCTGACGGCCACCCCCTGATCGAATTCAACCAGACCACCAAGAACTACCACCCGGCGATGCAGGAACTGGAACGGGCCTACATCAGCAAGAGCATCCAACACGGAAACGACCCGGTCCTCAACTGGTGCGCTTCCAACCTGATCGCCGTGAAGGACGGGAACCTGAACATGAAACCTGACAAGAAGCGCTCGCCAGACAAGATCGACGATATGGCCACGCTGCTGATGGGTATCGGCCTGTCGATGCCAAAAGGCGAAGACGAGGGTGACATGGACGGATTCCTCTCCGCGCCGATCAGGAGCCAAGCATGACGGGCGTGGCGCTGAAGCAACCCGGGCGAATCGCGACCGCTGTCCGAGCGTGGCTTGGCATCCCTCTTGCGCTTACCGATGAAGCGGGCTGGTCGGCGGTGACCGGTGCGCGCGGTCCTGCCGGGGTGTCAGTGACGCCCGAGACCGCGATGCAGGTCTCTGCCGTATGGGCTTGCGTACGGTTGATCTCCGAGACGATCGCCACGTTGCCGCTGGGCATGTACGAGCGCTCCGCCAGCGGGAAGCGCCCGGCCCCACAGCATCCACTGCACTTCGTGATTCGCGATCAACCCAATTCGGACTCGGCAGCGTCGGTGTATTGGGAGGCCACGGTCTCCGCGATGCTGCTGCGGGGAGCGGGGCGCGCGGAAAAACTGATGATCGGCGGCAGGGTCGTTGGCCTACAGTTCCTCAACCCGAACCGCCTGGCGGTTTCCCGGGGTTCGGATGGTAGGAAGGAGTGGCGGTACACGGAGGAAGACGGGCGGCAGCGAGTCATCCCGCGCGAACGGATCTGGGAAATTCCCGGCTTCACCCTTGACGGAAAGAATGGCGTTTCAGTTATCGCCTACGGCGCGCACGTGTTCGGGGGCGCTATCGCGGCCGATCGAGCGGCCGCCAGGACGTTCAGCAACGGCATGTTGCAGACCGTTTATTACAAGATCGCCGCCTTCTTGAAGCCCAATCAGCGTGACGAGTTTCGGCAGAACGTCCTAGGCTCTGTCGAACGTGGAGAAACACCGCTACTGGAGGGCGGCACCGATGTAGGGACCATCGGCATCAACCCTGCCGACTCGCAGCTACTGGAATCTCGCGGATTCAGCGTAGAGGAAGTCTGTCGCTGGTTCCGCGTGCCGCCGTGGATGGTAGGCCACACCGAGAAGTCGAGCAGTTGGGGCACCGGCATCGAGCAGCAGATGATCGGGTTCCTGACATTCACGCTGGCGCCCTGGCTCAAGCGGATCGAGCAGGCGATTGCGAAGGACCTGATGACGCCCCCAGACCGGGCGCGCTTCTATCCGAAGTTCTCGGTGGAGGGGCTGCTGCGCGCCGACAGCGCCGGCCGCGCAGCGTTTTACACCGCCATGGTCAATAACGGCGTGCTGACACGCGATGAAGTGCGTGAACTCGAGGACCGGGAGCCAATGGGCGGCAACGCCGCAGTTTTGACGGTTCAGAGCGCCATGACCACGCTGGACAGCCTCGGGCAGGCGTCCGACGCAGATCAGGCCCGGGCCGCCATTCGTGCGTTCCTGGGCTTCCAAGACGAGCCACAGAAGGACTGAACAGATGACGATCAAGAAGCTGCCGGGAGCGCCGGAGGGCAGGGTGTGCGCGGCCGTCAGCAGCCAAATCCAGCCCCGTGCGCTGGATCGATGGAACCCGGGCGTGCGCGCCGCAGCGAACGAAGAAGCTGATCGTTCGATCAGCGTGTACGACGTCATCGGCCAGGACTACTGGACCGGTGAGGGCGTCACCGCCAAGCGGATCGCCGGCGCGCTGCGTAGCTTGGGTAAGGGTCCTGTGGTCGTCAACATCAACAGTCCCGGCGGCGACATGTTCGAGGGCCTGGCGATCTACAACCTGCTGCGGGAGCACGACGGCGAGGTGACCGTGAAGGTGCTGGGTCTGGCGGCTTCAGCGGCCTCCGTGATCGCCATGGCCGGCGACACCGTCCAGATCGCGCGAGCTGGCTTCCTGATGATCCACAACGCTTGGGTGGTCGCCGCCGGAAATCGCAACGACCTGCGGGAGTACGCGGAGACGCTGGAACCCTTTGACAGGGCCATGGCCGACATCTACGCAGCCCGCACAGGGCAGGACCAGAAGGCGATGACCAAGCTCATGGATGCTGAGACGTGGATCGCCGGCAGTGACGCGATCGACGGCGGTTTTGCCGACGAGCTGCTGCCGTCCGACCAGGTCGAGCGCGGCGCGGGCAAGACGAGCGCCTCTGCCGTGCGCCGGATTGAGTCGGCGCTCCGGGCGTCCGGAATGCCGAAGGCGGAAGCCATGAGGCTCATCAGCGAACTCAAGTCCAGCGCGGGTGACCCCGCTGGCAGCGGTGAGGGCGATCCCACCGAGCGCCGGGACGAACCGGCAACCGAGCAGTGCTACGCCGCGCTTCTGCGGCATCCCCTTTCCGCAAACTGAGGAACATCCGCATGGCAACTCCCGAACAGATCCAAGCCACCCTGGACAAGATCAACGACCAGGTGAAGGCGCAGGCCGAGAAGGCCGAGAAGGAGATCAAGGCTCACGCCAAGCTCTCCGAAGAAACCCGCGCCAGCGTCGACAAGCTTCTGACCGAGCAGGGTGCGTTGCAGGCGCGTCTGCAGTCGGCCGAACAGCTGGTGGCGAAGCTGGAGCAGGGTGGCGGCGAGTTCGCTGGCCCACAGTCGATGGGCGACCAAGTCGTCGCCAACGAGGAATTCCAGGCGTGGGCGGCGCGTGCCTCCGGTGGCGGCGGCAGCAAGTTCCACATGGACGTGAAGGCGGTCGTGACCAGCGACGGCGCGTCGGCCGGCGACCTCATCGTTCCGCAGCGTCGTGATGGCATCATCGCCCCTGGCCTGCGTCGTCTGACCATCCGCGACTTGATCAACGTCGTTCGCACCTCGTCGAACTCCATCGAGTTCGTGCGCGAGACGGGCTTCACCAACGGCGCGGACGTGGTGGCGGAGAACCCGACCGGTCTGAAGCCGGAGTCGAACCTGACGTTCGAAGCCGACTCTGCGCCGGTGGCGACCATCGCCCACTGGATCCACGCATCGCGTCAAGTCCTGTCGGACATCCCGATGCTTCGCGGCTACATCGACGGCCGCCTGCGCCATGGCCTGAAGCTCAAGGAAGAGGCGCAGTTGCTGAAGGGTTCGGGTGTCGGCCTTAACATCGACGGCATCTTCACGCAGGCGCTCGCGTATACCAACCCTGGTGTGACCGTTCAGAACGAGACCCGGATCGACCGTCTGCGTCTGGCGCTCCTGCAGGTCGAGCTGGCCGAGGCCTGGGCCGACGGCATCGTCATCAGTCCGCTGGACTGGGCGGCGATCGAGCTGCAGAAGACCGACGACAATGCTTACCTGTTCGCCAACCCGCGCGGCATCACCACGCCGGCCCTGTGGGGACGCAACGTGGTGCCGACGCAGGCAATGGGTGCCGGCGAGTTCTTGGTGGGCGCTTTCGGCGGCGGCATCGCCGTTGAGATCCACGACCGTGAGGACGTAAACGTCATGGTTGCCACACAGGACGACCGCGACTTCGTGAAGAACATGGTGAAGATCCTCATGGAGGAGCGGGTCGCCCTGACCCTGTACCGCCCCGAGGCATTCCGGAAGGGCACCATGACCGACCTCGACGCGCCGTAAGGCGGCGTCACGGCCCATCGAGAGGGCGGCGTCGCCGCCCTTTCCTTATCTGGAGACAGGACATGTACGAAGTAAGAGCGATTGCCAGTTTTGACCATCACGGCTGCCGCAAGGTGGGCGACCGGTTCACGGTAGGAAGCCAACGGCAGGCCGAAGAGCTGAAGAACAAGGGCCTCGTGGAATTTCTGGGCGGCATTCCCGAGGCGGAGACCACCGGCACCGGCACCGCCGGTAGCAGCAGCGACAGCACGCCGACGCCGGGCGAGCAGTTTGTCGACGGCAACGCTCCCGACGTAATCGCTTCACTGGCCGGGCAGCAGGATAAATCCCTGCTGCAGGCCGCCCTCGACGCGGAGAGGGCCGGCAAGGACCGCAAGACCGTCGTCGAAGCGCTGGAAGCCTCGCTGAAGGCCGACTGATATGCGCCTGGTCACGATCGAGCAGGCCCGTGCCCAGGTCGCTGCAATGCCGCACCATGATGCTCAGCTTGAGCTGTACGTCGGTGCGGCAGAGCAGTCGGCCGAAGACTTCCTGAACCGCAAGGTTTACGCCACAGCCGGCGAACTGGCTACGGCGGTGCTGGATGGTTCTGCTGGCGAGGAGCCCATCTTAGTGAACGATGCCATCCGTGCGGCGGTACTGCTGATTACTGGGCACCTCTTTCGCAATCGCGAGGACGTGACGGGGGAGGCTACTTACCAGCTGCCTTCTGGCGCGCACTCGCTTCTCTGGCCGCACCGACGCGGTCTGGGGGTGTGACGTGGGTACGGACGCCGGCCGGTATCGGCACCTGGTCACGATCCAGGGCATCGTCCAAGGCGACCCTGATCCGCTGAGCGGCCTGCCGACCGAGCAGTGGAACAATGTCTATGCGAATGTGCCGGCCGAGGTTCTCACAGGGCCCGGCCGGGAAGGCGTCGCCGCAGGCGCCGAGCGTGCGGAGACGGATGCCCGCATCAACCTGCGCTGGCTTCCCGGAATCGACACCCAGATGCGGGTGATCTGGGAGAGCGAGCCAAACGGGCAGCGTCCCGAGTTCGCTATCCAGACCATGGAGTTGGATGCCACGGGCATGCGGGAGATTCGCCTTCGGTGTGTTCATGGGAGGGAAAGTGGCTGATCAGATCCGCATCGATGGCCTCGACGGCCTCCTGCAGTCCCTACGGCAGTTGCCCAAGGAGCTGCAGGGCAAGCCGCTCCAGACTGGCATGCGCAAAGGTGGCAACCTGATCCGGGACGAAGCTCGGCGCCGCGCGCCGCGCGCCAGCGGCTTCCTGGCACAGCAGATCGTCGTGCGCCGAGCCGCCGCGAAGGACCGGCGAAAGGCAGGTGTGGGCGCCGGCGGCGAGTACTTAACCGTGGGCGTTCGCACGGGCAAGAAGGTCAAGTACGCCAACACCAAGCGGAACCGCCGTCAGGGCAGGGCGGGCACACTCTACGAACAGAGCGGGTGGGCGTACTACTGGCGCTTCCTCGAGTTCGGCACCAAGAACATGCGCGCGCGGCCTTTCCTCACGCCGGCGGCCGAGGCACGTGGCCCGCAAGCGGCACAGTTGATGATCGCCGAAGCCCGTAATGCGATTGACAGGATCATGAAGGTTAGGGGCTGGAAATGATGGTGCCGCTGATACAGGCAGTGATGCAGGGCAGCGCCGGCGTGCGGGCCCAACTGGGCAACCCAATCCGGTTTTTCTACGGGACCGCACCGCTCGATACCGCGATGCCATACGGCGTCTGGGAGATCGTCGGTGGCAGCCCGGAAAACCTGCTCAGCGAGGCGCCGGTGGCGGACGGCTGGCGGGTGCGCATCAACGTGTGGGGCGGCACCCTCAGCCAAGCCAATGCAGCGGCTATTGCGATCCGCGACGAGGTCGAACGCCGCGGTAGCATCGAGTCCTACAACCCCACACCCGACGACGACGATACAGGTGCGGCGGGCATTTCGTTCGACGCAAAATTCTTAAGCCTTAGGAGCTAATTTCGACATTTTTTTGCTCTGAATGCTCGCGATGTGAGGTCCAACAATCTCACTTGATACCGCGGCGCCGATGATCGTAGAAATAGTCAAGCCCTGGGTGTACACAATATTAGTCTGGAACATCACCGTCACTGATATGAGCAGGAATGCGGCTATAACAATGAGAGGGAGCGTGGCTGCGGAGAAGAATAACTCAAGGTCGCTCTTTACCCCTGCGCTCAGCGTAGACGCCACTTCCCCTCGGCGAGACCATCGATATGCAAACCATGCTCCATAGCGTCTGAGCTCGCAAGGTTGGCCGGTTACCAGCGCAATCAACTCGTGTGCCGCAGATGCGAAGCCGTAGCCAATCACGTAACCCGCCATCCAGGAATAGATTGAGTCGGAAACAGCACACATCATCGGAATGATCGTAGTTCCAATGATTGCAAGCACTAACAAGAGCACTCCGACAAAACTAAACGCCTTGTGTCCAACAGTAATGTCCTGGGCCTGCAAACACGAGTGAGGAGGCGCAGGCCTCTCCGGCACTTGGATCTGCGGGTCGACACCAGTTGCTGATCTCTTATCCATGAGTGTGACTCAACTCTGCTGGGGCCACCGTGCGGCCCTTGTAGACACTTATATCGGCACGAATAAAGGAATGTTTATGGGAAACGTACTCAAATCCAAACACACCCAGTTGTTCATCGCCATCGGGGCGGCCGAGGTCATCAAGGTGTCCCGCGTCCGCTCGGTAGGCTTCCCCGATGGCCAGGCCTCGGAGATCGACGTCTCCGACTTCGACGACGACTGGGACCAGTTCGTTGCGGGCCGCAAGGCGACCGGCAGCACCACCATCGAGGTGATCTACGACTCGGAAGATGCCGAGGCCCTGGAGCGACTGCATGAAACCGGCGAGGTGGTCAACTTCCTGGTCACCGCACCGGCATCCGAAACGGCCGGCGTCGCCAAGCCTGTGGCTGTGGGTGGCGTGATTACGCCTCCGGCCACCGTGCTGTGCAAGCAGTTCAATGGCTTTGTGCAGAACTTCGCAGTCCAGGTCGCCGACAACGACGTGTGGAAGGCAACTCTGACCATTCGCGGCTCTGGCGCGGTCACCACTCACCGCCCGGCGCCCTGATCAGCGCAACGGCGCAATTCCGGCCCGCTTCGGCGGGCCCTCTCTTTGGCAGAGCGCGCGGATTCTCCGTGTGTTAGCCGTGCGCGGCCCGCGCGCCCTGCCGCTACTTTAGGAAGCGGACAATGAGTAAGACCATCGAAACCCCAGCCACCGATCCAGGCACGACCCAAAACGTGCTGCAGTCTTTCCACAACTTGGGCATGTTCGCCCCGAAGGATGTGCAGCCCGACATCATCGAGCTCCCCGACGGAAGCAAGGCCCAGTTTTACGTTCGCGCGCTGTCGGACACCGAGTTCCGCTCGCTGTGGACCAGCCAGGACCGCGCCAAACTGATCGCGGCGACGATCTGCGACGAGGACGGCAAGGCCGTAATGTCGGTAAAGCAGGCGGGCGAGCTGAAGCCGAAGGTGGCGCTGAGCCTGCAGGCGATCGCGCTGAAGCATGCAGGCTTCGGTAGCGATGGCGAAGCTGAACAGGAAGAAGCGGGAAACGACTAAGGCAGCGGGGCGAGGACTGGTTCTGGCACGTCCTCGCCGGACATTTGCACCGGACGGTCGTAGAGCTGCGCGCGAGCATGTCACGACGCGAGTTCCTGCGTTGGTGGGAGTTCCACAAGCGGAACCCCATTGACCCCGTGAGCCAGCACCAGAAGCCGGCGGCCTTCATCGCCTATATCACCGCAGCGCACAGCCCAGGCGGCACCAAGCGCGGCATGCAGCACTTCCTCGATTCCCTGGTGCCACGGTCAGACGACGACGAGGCGCAGGATTGGTTCGATTCACTGTGAGGTTCCATGGCTGAGACATTCGGGCGCTTTGCAGGGCTCCCTATTGGGCCACTTCTGGCTGCCCGTGATGGTGGCCTGACTCTGGCCACCACCGCTGCGGCAGACCTCAACCGCATGGCCCGCTCGGACATTGCCCAGTCGGAGGGAACAGTGGGTGTGGAATTCGCCGTGTGGGGTGACGATGAGATGGCCGCAGTGGTCGGCATCGTGGACGGCGCTGCACCGCTGGATGCCTACCCAGGGGCCACTGCCGGTGGTCTGGGCTGGAACCTCGCCGGCGGCAGACTGATCATCAACGGGAGCGCTGCGGTGGTGGGCCTCCCATTTGTTGGCCGAGGCGACACTTCCGGACTGTTGGTTGAGATCGGCGACCCGAACCGCCTGAAGCTCTACCGGAACGGGGAACTGGTGCACGAACGCGACTTCGTCATGGCCGGGCCGCTGCATTTTGCCGCAGCCATTGCAGCATCCGAGGCGGGGGGGCTCAACATGGCTGTAAACGCTGGCCAGTGGGGCGCACGTAGCCCGGCGGCTGCAGCAGGATGGAAAGTTGCGGAGCCGGCGGGGCAGGTCGTCCGTCTGTCGGACGTGGACTGGCTGACTGCACCGGGGGACACCCCAAGCAACGTCCGCTTCGAAGGACTGCTTGCGGAGGGGATCAACCTGGTCAGCGAGATCAACTTCTGGCCATGGGGCGGTGATCCGGTGAGCCAGACCAGCGCCGCCGAATGTGTTGTTCTGGACGCGGATGGCCTGCTGGATGACCTCGCCCAGCGAGGCGTGTCCGGCCTGCCTGTGCAAATCCGCATGGGCTCGGAGGCCGGCATGCTTAATGACACCGTGCCGGTCTTCCGCTTCTCCGTTGATCGTGTCGAGATCAACGATGACGGCAGCAAGACGCTGCACTTCAAGGACGCACATGACGACCTTGATGGCACAATCAACCGAGGGGTGTTCCTCCCCAATATCCCTGCTCTGGCGTGGAAGCCGCAGCCGGTGGTGATCGGCGCGGTGGCCAGCGTGCCGGCGATGGGTGCTAATTCAGATGCCACGGCCATGTTCGTGGCTGACGGGCCGGTCTACGCCGTCGCGGTCATGGATCGCGGCGACCTCATGGAGCCGGGCACCTTCAGTGTCTCGCCCGACGGCCAGCAGCTGATCATGAAGTCGCCTCCGGTGATCCCCGTTGTGGCCGACCTATCCAGCGTTGGTCCTGACCAGCAGCCTGCAACACTGCAGCAGGCGATGGCGGACATCATGGGGCGGCTGGGCAAATCCGCCTGGATGGCGGCCGACTGCGCAGCCATCGATGCCGCGAGCGGGTACGCCGGCATCGGGTACTACGCCGGCAATGCGATCACCGGCCGGGACGCGATGAACGCGATCCTGCCCAGCTACAGCGCAGCCTGCTACCAAGACCCGAACGGCGCCCTGAGATTCACGCGCGTTGTGGCACCGGAGACCTTCCACGGCGCGCCGGCATTCGACCTCGGCGAGTCCGACTTGGCCGAGGACCTGCTCTGCGTGCCGGACGATGCCCCGAATCTCACGCGTCGCATGGCGTACCGGCCAAATGCGCAGGCACTGGCCGCCTCCGACCTGGTGACCGATGTTGTTGACGTGCCCCAGTGGCGCCGCGACGAGCTGACAGGGCTGTTTCGGGCGCAGGTGTACGGGGCGGGCGCGTTGCACCCGCACTACCGGCGAGCAGACGCTGCCGACCCGGTGGTGTCCCTTTTCTGGCGAGCGGCGGATGCACAGACCGAGATTGACCGCGTGGTCGCCATATACCGCGAACAGCGGTTCTTCTACCGCGTCAGCGTGCGCGGTGACCAAGAGCTGGCGCCACAGCCTGGCCAGATTGGCCGCATCACCTATGGCCGGTACGGACTGGAGGCGGGGAAGTTGGTGCTGGTCCGCCGCGCAGAGCGCAACCCTGCCACGGGTGATGTGGTGCTGACGGTGTGGGGGTGAGGCAGTGCTGATCGGATACGGAATGCCTGCGGTGCAGTCGGTGGCGTTGGTGGGCGGAACGTGGCTCACCGACGACGCCGGCGCAGCGCTGTTTGACGGGAAGCCGGGGCGGCGTAGCCGCATCAACCGCACCGGTGCTCTGTCGATCAACGTCACCTTGGCTGACGCGATCGTACCTGGCATCGTGGCCGTCCTTGGGCTGAACGTGCCGCCGGGCGTCCAGGTGAGCGCCGCGGGCGCCACCGCTCTCACTGTCCGGCTACCAGACGGCTCGGTGTGCGCTTGGCTGTTCCCGGCGCCAGGCGGGCCGGTGTCCAGCGTCTCAGTCCAGATCGACACGCTGGTGGCCAATGTCGAAGTGGGGGAAGTGGCCATCTTCCGTGCGGTCGACGTCGGGATCAGCGACGGGTGGGCTGTGGCTCCCGTCGACACCAGCTTGCACACCCGAACCAAGGGCGGCCAAGTGAACACCGTCTTAGGCGCCAGCTACCGACGCCTCACGGCCAGCCTGAGCGCCCGGGCTACAGAGGTGGTGCGCAAGGGCGGATTGGCCGGCACGGACTGGGAGACGGTTGCCCAGGCCATGGCCGGCCGCCAGCGTGCCTGTGTGGTTCCGCAGTACCGCGACATGCTTAGTAAGGTCTTCGACCCTGTGCTGGCGGCGCGCGCTGCGATGTACGGGTACGCCACTCAGCTGCCTTCGGCGGAAAACGTCAGTCGGCAGTACTTTGGGGGATACGTGGAGTTCGAAGAAATTCCCTGCTGATGCTGGCATCATCGATCCTACGTGAAACGGGATGCTATATGGATATCAAGACTCAGCGAGTGTGGCTAGTTGCGGCGGCACTTCTTAGTGGCAGTGCGGCAGGTGGTGAGGCGGTCGGACCGCAACCCGTCTGGAAAGCTGACGAGCAGGCCATAGGCTCGCCAGACCCGTACACGGGAAAGTACTGCGACTACCCGGCGTTTGATGGCCTGGAGTTCACTTTCTCAAATGATCCGCAGCTAGAACAATACGGCTTCCAAAGCTTTTCCATTTCGACAAACGGGATAGGAAGCCTGCCCTTCTCCGAGTACGCGGGTAAGAAAGGAAAAATTGGGCGATCCACCTCGAGTCGCACCCGCGAAGTGCTAATTGAAGACTGCACTGTGGCGTACTTGCGCAAGGATGGCGAGATTCAGGCAGAGGACGCGCGAGCATTCGGGGTTGCATTCACCACCCAACCACCCACCACGTGGGTGACCAACGAGGAGGTGAATCGAATGACTGATCAAAAGTCGTGCACCGTGATTCCGCAGGGCGTCCGCATGCCTTTCCCCATGTTTTTCTATCACAGCCGGGAGGGATTCTCCGTGGGCGTAGTTGGTGGTGACTTCCCTGGCAGGTCAACCACCTTTCGGGTAGACAAGAACCGAGCGATAGCGGAGGAGGATGGCCTGAGCGGGAAGAACGCGCTAGCGCTGGCTTCTCAGATTCGGGCGGGCGGAAAGGCGCTCTTGGTTTCGTCCTACGAGTGGCCACACGATGTTGAGCAAGTCCGAGAGTTCAATCTAGCAGGCCTAACTGACGGGCTCGATCACTGCAAGCGATCGGTTCTCAAATAGCCACCGATTCTGCCGTCTATCCAGGCCCGCTCATAGCGGGCCTTTTTATTGGAAGAGCGAATGTCCCTGTACACCCTCACCATTGACCTGCTGATGAAAACCGGCTCCTTCGAGAAGGACGCTGGCAAAGCCGCTCGTCAGTTTGATCAGCGGATGCAAAGCATACAGGCGAGCGCGAAGCGGGCTGGTACGGCCGTGGGCATTGCGATCTCTGCTGGACTCGCTGCTGGTGGCGCGGCGGTCGTGCAGTGGACGAGGCAAGTTGCTGACCTGTCCGTGCAATACGACCGCATGGCTTCTCTTTCCGGAACTAGCTCGCAGATTTTCCAGCGAATGGCGGCGGGCGCAAATACGGTCGGCGTGGGCTATGAAAAGCTGGCTGACATCTACAAGGATGTCCAGGACAAGATAGGCGACTACATCCAGACGGGTGGCGGCGCCATGGCCGATTTCTTCGACAACATCGCGAAGCGAACCGGTGTAACCGCTGAGCAAATGCGGAAGTTGTCTGGACCGGACGCACTCGGGCTGTACTTCAGCAGCTTGGAAAAAGCCAACCTTTCGCAGTCCGAAATGACTTTCTACATGGAGGCCATTGCCAGCGATGCTTCGTCGCTTATTCCCTTGCTCCGTAACAACAGCGCTGGCATGAGGCAGTGGGGCGATGCTGCAGAAGCGGCAGGGGCAATCATCGATGGGAAGACCAGCAAAGCCACCAAGCGACTCCGCGAGGTCACCAGTGAGGCGGATCTCGCATTCCAAGGTTTGAAGGTCACCGTGGCCGATCAGGCACTCCCCGCGCTGTCAGATTTCGCGGACCTTCTCAACGATCCTGGCTTCCGGCAGGGCTTCGGGACCATCGTCGAGGGATTGGTTACGGTGACCACCAAAGCGGCAGAAGCTGCCGCAATGGTCGGAGGGTTGGCGAATATCATCAATCAGGGGTTCAAGCCCCGGAATGAAAAGAGCTATGAAGGTTTGCTCCAGGAGCGGCAGCGCCTGGCGGAGAACGTCGAGAGCCAGAAGGACTTGGCGGCGCGCGCCCGGGCCGGAAAGGCGCGCTGGTGGGAGGGGCCGATGGTCGGGAACTCCAATAGCGAGGCCAACGCGCGGCGCTGGGATGCGGCGGCGCGCCGTGACGAAGCTGAACTGTTGAAGATTGACGAGGCGATGAAGCGGCGGCGCTTGGCCGACCTCGCCGACGAGGTGCAGATCATCGAGAACGGCGGGGTGCTGCCCGAATCAGCACTGAAGCCGAACAGCCGCACGTACAAGCCGACGGGGAACATTGGCAAGGGAAGTCGCGATAAGGCTGCGGCCGAAGCAAAGCAGGCGGCCGAAGAGATGAAGCGGCAGGCCGAGTCCATCGCAAGGTTCCACCAGCAGGCTGAAGAAGCGGCGGGGACGATGAATGGCCCGCTGGCAGCGGCCATGGCCAAGCACCTTGGCAACGTGTCGGAGTACAACAGCTTGCTGGCGGAAGGGAACATTGCTCAGGCCGACTCGAACGTCCTGATGGCACAGAGCGCGACGGAGTACGCCAAGGTTGCGGCGGAGGTGGAGGCAGCCATGGACGGCCCCGAGGCATTGATAGCCACGATGGACGGCGAGCTGGCGACGCTCGGCAAGATCGGTCGGGCCCGAGAGCTCTACCGTCGGCAGGTCATGAACGAGCGTGACATGCGCCAGGAGCTGCAGAAGGCCGTGGAGGCCGCTGGCAGCAAGGAGGCGCTGGCCTTGGCCAAAGGCGCGACCAGCTATGAGGCATACGAGAGGGCCATGCTGTCGGCCGCCGACGCCTCGGCCGAGCTGTCATTGCAGGTCGAAGAGGCGGCAGCGAACATGGAGGCATGGGCGGGTGTCGTTATGCAGGGCGTCGATGGAGTCGCAGACGCGTTCGCCGACTTCGCTGCGAGCGGTCTTCGCGACTTCGACAGCCTATGGGATGGCCTCGCCGATACCGCCAAGCAGGGCCTCCGGGATCTCGCCCGCGAACTACTGCAGCAAAAGCTGGTGATTCCAATCCAGACGAAGGTCATGGAGGGGATCAGCAACTGGGGCAGCCAGGGTGGGGGCTTCAGCATTGACAGCCTGATGGGCCTGTTCGGTGGAAATGGCACCGCCGGGGGCGGCCAGAATCTGGGGAACATTGCCGGGTTGCTGTCGAAGGGGCAGGGGCTGTTCAGTGCGGGTGCGGGCGCAGCCGGCAGCGGGGCGAGCGCCGGCACGCTGATGGGCTTCGGGAACAACGTCGCGGCCCTGACTGGCGGCGGTGCAGCAGCGGCCGGCGGCTCGTCTGCAGCCGCCGGTGCGGGTGCAGCGGGCTCGTCTGCGGCCGCCGCGGTGCCGATCATCGGCTGGATCATCGCGGGCATGATGAAGAACGCCGAGCTGTTCGATCAGGGTTGGGACATCGCCAATGGAGAGAGCTGGGCCGGCAAGATTGCAACCGCCGGCGCGGTCGGCTTGGCCGATAAGGGCTTCCGTGGGCTTGGCTTCAACGACAAGACCGCCTCGATCCTGTCCGGCTCGAGCATCCACGCCAAGCTGTTCGGGCGCAGCGCCCCCAAGATCACCGGCCAGGGCCTGACGGGCAGCTACGGGTTCGACGGGTTTGAAGGGCAGAGCTATGCGGACATCAAGGCCAAGGGTGGCCTGTTCCGGAGCGACAAGAATTGGACCCAGTACACCGGGCTGGATCCGAACATCGATCGCACGTTCGACATGGCGGCGCGCCAGGTGCGCGGCGCCAGCACGGACTTGGCCAAGCAGCTCGGCGTGGATCTGTCGCAGCAGCTCGCCGGGGTGAAGGTCACGCTGGGCAAGTTGACGCTCTCGGCCGATTCGGCCGAAGCCAAGGAGCAGCTGGCGGCCTACCTCGGCGATATGACGGACCGGCTGTTCACGGAAGCCGTGAAGGCCGCAGGCTTCGGTGGCCAGCTGGACGATTACTTCGAGGCGTCGGACGTGTTCGGCGCACTGAGTGCATCGATCGCGCTGGCGGTAGGTAACGCCGACGAGCTGGGCCGCGCGCTGAACGGGTTGGAGATCGACAAGGTCAACAAGGCTGTTGATTACTTCCAGGACCTGGCCAGCGTGGCCGGCACGGACTTGGCCACCCAGATCGAGAAGGTGACCGGGCTGCTTGGGAACTACGCCTCCCTGATGGCGGACGTTTCCACCCAGCTGCTCACCGGTGACCTTACCGGCTACCAGTCGCAAGCGTTGACCATCGAGCGAACCTATCGGCAACAGGTGAAGGCAGCGAACGATTACGCCAAGGCGCTGGGCCTGTCCGGGGCCCGCGCTGAGGACCTGGCCAAGATCGAGGCGCTGCGGGCCACCAACATGGGCAAGCTGCAGGCCCAGATCGAAGCCGACAAGAAGGCGATGACCTACGGCCTGTCGGTGAGCGACCTGTCGCCGCTGACCGATCAGGAGAAGCTACAGACGACCATGCGCGAACTGGAGCGCGCAGTGTCCGGGGGAGACTCCAGCGCGGCGCAGGCGGCCGCCCAGGCGGCTCTGGGTTTTGGTCGGAACCTCTATGCCAGCGGCAAGGACTACAACGCCCTCTATGGCCAAGTCACCGGACTGATCGATGGGATGAAGGTTGGCAACCTCGATCTCGAGGACGGCACCAGCATGGGGCAGTTGGCGGACACCATTGAGGCGCTGCCCGACAACTTCAGCCGGGCGGTGTTCGACCTGGTCGTGGACAACAAGGCCCAGGCCGAGACGACCGCGGCTGTGCAGCAAAGCAATGCCCTGCTCGCCGAACAGAACCAGGTGCTTCGGAGCCTGCTACAGATCACCACCCAAGGGGTCCGTACCACCTCGAGCACCGCGATGCGCGAAGCCCTCAACGCAAGGTAATTCACATGCAGGCAAGGAAAATCACCCTGATCGAGATCGGGGCGGGCGCACTGCCGTCCATTACCCCGGTGCCGGTGCGCCAGTCGTCCTGGTTCCCTACCGTGTACGTCTCGCCGGACGTGCCACCGGTGGAGGGCGTGGTGCCCAACCCGGTCGCGGACGGCGTCCTGATCGAATGGGACGCCGTTGACCAAGAGGGGGTCATCTACATCATCGAGCGCGGGCCCACGCCGGACGGGCCGTGGATGGAGATCGCTCGGGTGGTGGAAACCCGCTACCTCTACAGTGACGGGAGCGGGCAGGAGTGGTGGTTCAAGATCACGGCCAGCGTGCGGGGCAAGCCGGGCGAGGGCGCGATCATCCCGGTCAAGCCGCCGCCGACGGCGCAGGAGATCATCGACCTTATCGCGGAGCAGAACCGGCTCGGCCAGGAAATGGCCGACGGCTTCAGCGAGCAGGCTGCGGAGATCGCGAATCTTCAGGCGGCTTTGGCAGCGGCCGAGTACGACCCTGAGACCGCTTACGACCCTGGCGTGGTGGTGAAGTGGCAGGGTGGTCTGTACGTGGCACTGGTAGAGACGTTGGGCCACGCGCCGTCGGACGGCAATTTCTGGCAGAAGATCGGCGACTACAACTCACTCGCAGAGGCCGTTGGCGGCCAGGCGCTGGTGATCAGCGCTCATGAGACACGTATCGAGCAGACGGAGGATTCACTCGCAATCGTTGCTGAGCAGGCGGCGGCGGTGGCGGCCGCGCTACCGGGCAAGGCAGAGGCGACGGCTGTAGATGCATTGGCGAGCAGGGTGGAGGAAACCGAAGACGGTTTGGCCGCCAATTCTCAGGCAATCCAGGACGCCAACACAGCGATTGCGGGCAAGGCCAGTTCCGGCGCCCTCAACGCGTTGTCCTCAACCGTGCAGCAGCAAGGCGCGAGTATCGAGGCCAATGCTACCGGCTTGAACAGCGTTCGAGCTCAACTCGGTGGCGGTGGCAATCTCGTCAAGAATGCCTCGTTCGAGACGTCAATACTGGGATGGAGCCTTGCATCAAATCAGTGGGGATCCACGGCGCAGGTCACACGAAACCTCGCAGGCGACGATTGGCGGCCGCCAGGCATATGCACTTTGGGGTTCTTTGGGGGCGGCATCCCAACGGGGAACATCGTCGCTCAGTCGGATCCGATTCCGGTTGCCGAAGGGCAGCTGTATCTCCCATCTGTGTACACCGCGGCGCATCGTTGCACTGCATTTGCCCGAATTGTATTTACGGACGCCAATCGGACCGAGATCGGGAACGGAGCGCCGCTGCCTTCGAACCCTGGCACGTACGGTGGCGGCCGGCTAATGGCCCAGTGGCTGCGTTCGGCGGTCGCACCGGTAGCCGCGCCCGCAGGCGCGCGCTTTGCACGGCTTCAGTTCTGGGCGGTCAACGCCTCGGCTGCCGACCCGTACGCATGGTTCATGCGCCCCATGCTCGAACAGGTGAGGACGGCGGACGCTCTGCCTTCGTTGTGGGCAGATTCGTCGGTCGGTATCGATGAGAAATACTCCCAGGTCACCCAAGCGATTGAAGCCCGCACAACCGTCAACGAGAACGGCATTGCCGAGTATCGAGCTAGCTGGACCATGTCGCTTGATGCCAACGGCCGTGTGGCCGGCATTCGCTCGGTCAACAACGGAACGACGAGCACCATCGACTTTCTGTTCGACAGGGTGAGGTTCGTCTCCCCGGGCAACGGGCGCCGGATGGAGTACAGCGACGGTCACTTCCTTGGGTACGACGAGAACAATGTCCGGCGCATTCGCCTCGGAACTTGGAGCGCCTGATGCCGACCGGACTTCAATGCTGGGACGCGAACGGAAGCGTTACGGTCGACCTTACAAGTCGCATGACCCGGCTCTTGGGCTACGTGAATCAGGGTGCTGGTTCCTTCCAGGAGCCCGCGCTCGCTCAGGGAATCCCCTTCGTGATCCCTGTGCTCAATCAGAACGGCCTGATGTACCCCGAGAACATCAACGTGCCGGCAATCAGCGGCACCACAGTGGCGTGGACCGGTCCTGCACACTTCTACTACGGAACGTACTGATGCCCGCTGGCTTCGAGTTCGTGAACAACAACCAGAACGTCATCATTGACGAAAAGTTCTTCAACTATGCGTTCATTTCGAAGCACATTCTCACCTTCCAGCAGGCTGCCGGTCCTGTCACCGGAGGGTTCGGACGCCAAGCCTTTCTGACGGTGGCTGGAGACCGTCCCATCGTGGCCGCGCGCTGCAGCAAGCCATTCACCGTCAGCCGGGCGCGGCCGGTGGCGGGCGGCTGGGAGTTTGGTTGGATCAGCGTCAGCGGCGGGCCGGGCGCGGTTATCGGAGACACGATTGAAGTGTTCGTCTTCGACCGCCCGCCTGCGCGGTCTGGCCCTGGCTTCGGCCTGCAGGTTTTCGGTGCCGACGGACGGGTCGTTTTCGACTCCCAGAACAAGTACATGAAGGTGGTGGACGCGCGGACCCTGGAAGGTGCCACGCCGACGGCGAACGTCAACCTGGGTCCGGGGAATTACGCGCAGATCATCACGGTTCCCGGCTTCCGATGGACGGGCATTCAGGCTACCCCCACCGCCGACTGGCAATGGGCCTGCTTCGCAGGCGTCGTCACCTCCAACGCGAACGGCTACACGGTGGCGCAGGGAACCACAGGGGAGGGCACATACGCCTTCTTCGGCATGCCGGCGCCGCGAGCTGAGAGCGCCCGTATGCACATCATGACCGTAGACGTAACCGGATACTGACCGGAGATACAGGATGGCCCTTTTGAGCGAAAACACTTCCTTCGGGACCCGCGTCGAAGCGATCGCGCCTCGCATCGCCATCGACTGGAACCCCTACACCAACGATGGACCGGTCACGTTCCACTTCGAGCGGCTGACCACCCAGGCGGACGGCACTGTGCTGGAGAGGACGTTTCTCGGAGTCCTGCCGGCCACGATCAGCGACCTGCTGGCCAAGACGTACACCATCACCCATCCGGTGACGGGTGAGGAACGCCAGGAGCAGGGCTGGAAGCTGATGGCGATGATCAAAGCGGCAACGGATGCCGTCTACGAGGCCGCTACCCAGCCAGCCACGCCGCCGACTACGCCACCGGATCCAGAAGAGTAGGGGCGTTGCTGCGCGGGGCGTTGACTGCACGGCTGACGCGGTACGCCTCCATCGCCGGCGTCTCGCTGGCCAGCAGCATTGCCATGGCGCCGTCGGCATCCGCCTTCATCCACTCTTCCGCCTGGCCTGGCGCCAGCCACACCGGCATTCGGTCGTGGATGTCGGCCGATACGCCGCTGCTGTCCCCGGTGATAACGGTGAAGGTGCCCAAGTTGTCCTCGCCAAGCAGCTTGCTGGCGTCCTCCCAAAGGCCGGCGGCCCAGAGCGGCGCGGCGGCATGGATGAACCACGGGTCCTTCTTCCCGTCCTCGGCGCTCACCGACCACTCGTAGTAGCCAGCCATCGGGATCAGACACCGGCGCGCCTTGAACGCGCTGCGGAACGCCGGCTTGGTGGCCACCGTCTCGATGCGGGCATTGATGGTGGAACCCTGGAGGCCCTTGGCCTTGGCCCAAAAGGGGAGCAGGCCCCAGGCCAGCCGCTGCACCTGCATGCCGTCGCCGCGGTCGAGCACGACGGAGGCGCGCTGAGTCGGCGCCAGGTTGTAGCTGGCCGGCAGGGACAGGAGGTCGCCCACCAGCTGGGGAAAGCCCAGGCTGGCAGCGTCTCGGATTGGGGTCTGGACGAATCGGCCGCACATAGCGCCACCATACGCCAGCCGGCCGGACACGCCCTTGGCGTCCCCTTCACCGGCCCGGAGCAATCCTCTTCCCAACAACGGGGGAGACACCACCTATGGGTGGACTCCAGCTGGACGCGGCGCGGATCCGCAGGGCCGGGCGACACCGCACTCGCCCGACCACCCTGCGGATCCGCGAGGCGGACGTTCCCTGGCCACCGTCGCAGGGTTTGAGAGCCGGACCAGTAGGATTCCGCGCCATGCTTCCTCCCGACTTCCACTGGCGCTCTGTGGCCTCCCGGCCTGACGGGAAAGACGACAGCGTGTTCTGCGATGGCACCCAGGTGCTCAGGCTCTCCCAGCGAATCAACGAAGGCGGTTGGTACGCGAGCCTTAACACCCAACGGCCAGAGAGGGAGCGCTGGACAACGCGGGAATGCACCAGCTACGAGCAGGGGAAGGCCGGCGCGGTTCTCTGGGTCATCCGACACCAGGCCCGGCTACGGGCGGAGATCGACCGGCTGCGGGTTGCCCGTGCCGCCGGCAAGCGGTGACCCCAAACTGACCCCACGCCACAGCTAACCCATTGATTGCGCAGGAGCGCACGTGATCGCGGGAGATCGGCTTAGTCGTTGTTTCTATTGATCTTCCGCGACCTTGACATGATAGGGGCCCACGCTGGCGAAGAGGTTCGCGCCTAAAGGGCGTTTGCATGTTTTCAAAGGGATTAGTAGGATTGCTAATCGCGGGTAATGCCCGTTCATAGCCAGCTGACCTGTGCTAGACAGAGGTCCGCCGAAAGGCAATAGTGGCTGGCCGCGGGTGGTGTGCTCGGCAGCCGCAATCGACCAATCGGCCGCTTGCCCACTCTCGCATTTTTGGCTCAGCCCGAACGTGGACTCGCCGAGGCTCTTATGTTTTCCGAATCGCCTTCCTTGATGCACATGACTGACGCTGCCGATTTTTCGATGTTCGCTGCTCCCCCGATCGAGCTTCGGAGGGAAATGGCAGCTTACGAGTCGCTGTGGCTGAATCAAGGCGCGTGGTTCAAGAACATTGCCCAGCTGTTCGCAGCCAATCCTAAGGCGGTTCCGTCTGAGCTCGTGTCGCGGCTCACAGTGCGCGACACCTGGAAAAGGTTGTTGGAAGAGGTCGGTCCAGAGCGTTTGAAGCAGGTAGGCGTCAGAGTCCACGGTGCGGGCGAGTACCCGCATAAGCTTCGAGAAGCAGATCACCCAGTTGAGCTCTTGTACTACCGGGGTAACTGGGAGCTGGTTGATACCCCGGGTGTTGCCGTAGTCGGAACGCGAGATCCAACGGAAGAAGGTGCTGCGAACGCTAAAAGAATCGCACAGTCGCTGGTCCGCCATGGGTTTACGGTCGTGTCCGGACTTGCGAGAGGCATCGACACCGCCGCTCACACCGGCGCGTTGGAGGCTGGAGGTCGAACGATTGCGGTCATCGGCACTCCACTTTTTGATGCGTACCCCAAGGAGAATGCAGCCTTGCAGGAGAATTTGGCGTCGCATCACCTGGTGATTTCGCAAGTGCCTTTCCTCCGTTACAGGCAGCAGCACTACAAAGCAAACAGCCTCTTCTTTCCGGCGCGAAACGTGACCATGTCAGCGTTGACGGAGGCAACGGTTATCGTGGAGGCTGGAAATACCTCGGGAACACTGGTGCAAGCGAGAGCCGCCCTGGCGCAGGGTAGACAGCTTTTTATTCTAGACAGTTGCTTTAGACGGTCCGACCTAACTTGGCCCAAGAAGTACGAAGCGCAGGGAGCGATCAGGGTTCGCAACGTCACTGAAATCATGGAGGCGTTGAAGCGCAATGAGGCTGCAGAACCTTGATTCAAAGGACTACCAGTGGCTCGGGCCTACTGATAAATGCTGGCACTACGGTGATTACACCAGCGAGGGCGGTTATAACGCCAGCGAGACCAATAGGCTCATCACCAACCTGAAGAAAAAGCCTTCAGCGTCAGCGAACGAGCTCTACTATAAAAGTAAGGCTGTCATGCACTGGGGGGACTTGCTCCGCCAGTTGCTCGGAGTGGAAAAGTTAGCAGGGGATCTGACCTTCGTCCCCATGCCCGGCTCTAAGCCTCATGGACATCCGGAGTTTGACCCGCGGATGCTCCGCGTCTTGGAGCGAATGGCATTGGGGGTCGCAAACGTCGACGTCCGTCCCGTTTTAATTCAAACCGCCGAAAGACCGCCTCAGCATCATGGTCATCGCTTGAGTCCAACCGAGCTCGCTCAGTCGCTAGGTATCGATCCAGCGCAGCAGGCTGTTCCACTGCGGAGCTTGGTACTTGTTGTCGATGACGTGATAACTATGGGGGCTTCATTCGCAGCCGCCAAGCAGAAGCTGATCACATTGCCTGGCGTTAAGGAGGTCCGCGGTGTCTTCCTGGCGAAGACAGTATGGCCGCAGCCCTCCTTCCAGTTGACTCCAGAGCAGATTCGAAACCTGCTGTCATCCAAGCCATCTGGCTGA